GCCGTGACGACTGATGCGACTCAAGATATTTGGGAAATCACGGCAGGCTCGGCGAACAAGGTCGTCATCCACGGGTTCGAGATGAGTAGCGCCTCGATCGTTGCTGAGATCGTAGACATTCGACTGGTGCGATATGCGACGAGCGGAAGTGTTGGCGGGACGGCGGTCGAAGTTGCTCTTGACGAAGACGACAGCGCTGTAACGGCTGCGGTTGAGACGCTCAACACCACGCCGGGCGGAACACCGATCATCTTGATGGGCTGGCAGTGGGAACAACTAGGACCGTTGGTCTATCTACCAACGCCAGAGACGCGGATCGTCGTTCAGGAAAGCGGCATCTTGGCGCTCAACCTTCAGACAGCGCTCGGCGCGACGACTAACTGGAGCGGTCACCTAGTCTGGGAAGAGATTTAGCGTGTGGCAAGTCACGTATACAGGAGGCCACCTGATCTAAGAGCTTTCAGTCAGCACGCGCTGTTCAAACCCATACTCAAGCGGGTTGAGTCGTTCAACACGTTCTCCAACGCCGACGGTGATCTCACAGGCTTCAACCCCGGCGTCCAGGAAGATCAGATCGTTGCGTATTACATAGTCCATCAGGACTCTACGACACTACGCACGATCAGCGGCGTTACCTTCGGCGGTAACGCCATGACGTTTCAAGCCAGGGCAACGATTGGCACTGGCGGTTGTGAAGTCTGGTACATCAAAGACGCGGACATACCCGGCGGCCCGCAAGACTTCGTTACGACGTTCAACACAACCCCGACAGATTTCATCGTTTTCGCGCAACAGTTTTGGAACGTAGATCAGACGAGCCCTGTAGTAACTTCGGCCGTCGCTGCGCAAAACGCTTCGTCAAGGTCGGTAGCTCTTAGCAACATCCCCGCACGCAGTTACGCAACGGCAGTTGAATACGCAGACACCACCACGACGCAAGTCGTAGGTGGGGGTAACAACATACCGATCCGCAGCACTCGGGAAGATACGATCACTGCGGGAGTAGTCGGCGCCAATTTTGTAGTCCAGAAGTCAACTGTGCAGGCGACTTATCAAGGTGGCGGAGTCGTCGACCGTTCTATGGTTGTCGTCGCGTGGCAAGTCGCGCCCCCGACGGGCGCAGTAAACATCGCAGTAGCGAACGCCACGCTAGCGATCACTGCGCTCGTCGAGACTCTAAAAGAGACCATCCCGGTTGCGAATGCGGCGTTGACTGTAACTGCGCAGACGCCAGAGCTGGAAAGCAAGATCGCGATAGCCCAGGCCGCGCTGACGGTAGCGGCGCAAGTACCGATCGTAGCGCTCGGTCCTTTGACCGTAACACCAGCGCAAGCTGTACTCACAGCCACGAGTTTCGTGCCGATTGCCGGGCTGGGACCGTTGACGGTGACTCCGGCTCAAGCAGCACTATCGGTCCTGACATTCGCGCCGCCACTCAAGACGGACATCGCGGTAGCGAATGCAGCACTGACCGTTACAGCCTTCGCGCCGCCGCTGAAGACCGACATTGAGGTCGCCGCCGCGGCGCTGACTGTCACAGCATTCGCGCCACCGTTGGATCTATCGTTGGCGGTTGCGCAAGCTGCGCTCACGATAACAGCCCAGACGCCCGTCGCAGCATTGGGACCGCTGACCGTTACGCCAGCACAGGCGACGCTAACCGTAGCATCGTTTGTGCCCGTAGCCGGACTCGGGCCTCTTACCGTCACTCCGGCGCAGGCCGTTCTTTCCCTGACGACGTTTGTACCTGCGCCAAGCACAGACGTAACGGTAGACGTTGCCCAGGCAGCGCTCACGGTTACATCGTTCGCTGAGATCCTGGTATCGAAGATAGCCGTGGCGCAGGCAGCGCTATCGGTAGCTGCACAGATCCCGATCGCGGGCCTGGGTCCATTGACCGTAACCCCCGCACAGGCTGTGCTGAGCCTCACGTCGCAGGTTCCAGTTGCGGGGCTCGGGCCGCTAACAGTGATACCAGCACAAGCCGCGCTCACCGTCGCCGCACAGATCCCGAGCCTCTTGAGCTCGATCGCCGTCGCGAACGCAACGCTTACGCTGACCACGTTTGCGCCGCCACTCGAGTCAAAGGTTGCTATCGCACAAGCGGCTCTGACTGTAACCTCACAGGTGCCGATTGCTGCGCTCGGTCCCCTGACGGTTCAGCCGGCACAGGCTGTTCTGACGATCAGCACGTTCGTCCCTGTGGCCAATGAGGGCGCCGACCAAACGGTGCTCGTTCCGCAGGCGGTGCTTACGCTCGCCGCATTCGCGGAGAGCCTGCTCTCGACGATTCCAGTGGCCAACGCAGCGCTCAGCGTGACGGCATTCGCGCCGACGTTTGACTTCGGGATCGCGATAGCTCAAGCGGCACTCACGGTCGCATCTCAGGTGCCGGTTGCGTCTCTCGGGCCCTTGACGGTTACACCCGCGCAGGCCGCCCTAACGCTCACGGCCCAAACACCGATAGCCGGCCTCGGTCCACTGACCGTAACACCAGCCCAAGCCGTGTTGACGTTGACCGCGTTTGCCCCGGTGGCCGACGAAGGCGCAGACGTCACGGTTCAGGTGCCCCTGGCCGTTCTCACCCTCACGGCTTTCGTGCCAGTAGCGGGTCTCGACATCAGCGTTTTACCCGCCCAGGCGGTGTTGACGGTCACGACGTTCGTTCCTGGCCTGATTACCAGCCTGGCGATTCCGGCTGCTGCGCTGACTCTCACTGCCCAGGCGCCCAGCCTGAAGCAGACGATAGATGTCCCGAACGCGGCGTTATTATTGACCTCGCAGATCCCGATTGCAGGTCTCGGGCCGCTCTCGGTCCCCGTTGCGAATGCGGCTCTCACACTGACCGCTCAGGTCCCGAGCATCGAAATAGCGGTTGTGGCGGCGCCAGCACAGGCAGCCCTGAATCTGACTACGAGCGTTCCGGTGGCTGCTCTAGGACCTCTCACGGTAACGCCAGCAGCAGCGGCGCTTTCGCTCGCGGCGTTCACAATCACGCTCACCGGGCTCACGGTGTTCGTGGACTTCGTGACAGGCACGGTAGAGATCCTTCCAGCCGTCAGGGGTAGCGACGAATTGATAGTTGCCGTTCGGGGCGACCCAGCAATCAACGAGTGAGGTGCCTACGTGGCAGTCAAGACGATGGTCCACGCATCTGACAATCTGGTTCGCTTCAAGGACGCGAAGAAAGAAACGGACGCCACGGTAATCACAGGCGCGACCGTAACCGCCAGAGTGTTAGACCGCGACGGGACCACCGTATTGGCCACCGGGATCACGATGGCCGACCAGGGCGCAGGACTCTATGAGGGCACGATCACAGATACCGACACGGCGGCCATGACGTTGAGGGAGTTGGTCACGGTCGAGATCACCTTCGACGGTGGCGCTGGCCTGAGAAGAGTCATCACCTCCCACGCCTTCGTAGACAACTGATGGCGTGGTGGAAGTTAGGTGGTCCCAGCGTAGGCGAGAGGACTGCGCATCTCGAGAAGATGCTACACGTCGCGCCGCCTTCGGGCTCCGTCGCTGCACGCATGATCCCAGTATGGCAGCAAGGCAAGCCTTTACCGCAGCCACGGGATTTCAAGAAGTTCGCAGACGAGGGCTACGGGCTCAACTCGATCATCCATGCCTGCGTCCAAGAGATCGCGAGCAGCGCTGCGGAGCCGAGGCTAATCGTCGAGCAGAATCAGAGCGGAGAATGGGTAGAGGTTGAAGACACGGGCGCCGAGGTCGCTGACGGCGAGCTCGCGCTGCTGCGGCTCTTTGATAACCCGAACCGCGAGCAGTCACAGTTCGAGTTCTTAGAGAACCTCGTGACCTACCTAATGGTCATGGGAAACGACTTCGTCCACAAGGTTCGCAGTGGACGCGGCGTGCCCGTCGAGCTGTGGCACCTGAGACCTGACCGCATGAAGATCGTTCCGGGGGCCGACGGCATTGTCGAGTCGTACAGGCTCGGCTCGAGCGGCTTGACTGACAAGCCGATCAAGGCTGAAGACGTTACGCACATACAGGCTCGACCAGACCCCATTGACGACTACTGGGGGCTGAGTCCCATCGTAGCCTGCGCACGCGCTGCCGACGTTGACGATCAGGTCCTTGATTATATCAGAGCGTTCTTCGAGAACGCCGGTACACCCGCAGGCATCCTGACGCTCAAGGCGCAGGTTCAGAAGGACGAGCGCGACCGCATCCTGGAAATGTGGCGTGACCGACAGACGGGTCCGGAGGGCTGGCACGGCCTGGCTGTGCTCGATGCTGACGCTGAGTTTCAGAACGTCGGAGCTGCGCCGGGACAACTCAAGATAGATTTCATCTTTGACTCCAGCGAGTCGAGGATCTGTTCGGTCTTCGGTGTGCCTCCAATCATCGTTGGCACGCGAATCGGACTCATTCGTTCCACGTTCGCTAACTACCGTGAGGCACGACGGTCCTTCTGGCGTGAGACCCTGTCGCCTCTCTATGCACGTATCGCTGACAAGCTCACGCACGGCGTAGCTACAGAGTTCGGCGATGACTTGCGCGTTCGATTCGATCTAACCGGGATCGAGGAACTGCAAGAGAGCCACGAGACGAAGAGGGCTCACGCGATGCAGGCGTGGGACAAGGGGGTTATGACGCTCAACGAGGCTCGATTGATGATCGAGCTGGAAGAGCTACCAGACGGCGACATACTCAAACGCCGCACGCAGGACATCTTTACTCCCATCGACCAGCTCGCGGTCGAGGAAGAGCCCGAGGACATAGTCGAGAAAGACCCCGAGGACGACATAGACGCGATCCAGGCCGAGGCCGAGCGGCAGATGATCCAGCCCGCGAACCGCCCGCGCGAGAAGGCCGCCACTCCGCTCTTCGTCGACGTCCCAGCACCGGAGCCGGAGTGGAAGGCCATTCACAAGGTCGCCGACTCTAAGCATGGCCGGTTCCGTGCCGCGTTTCTCAAGAACCGGGGCCTGATCGTCGGTCCCGAGATCCAGCAGGCGGTTGAGGCCGGGTTCGTCGAGGGCAATTTGACGCTCGTTGAACTCGCAGTCAACTGGAAAAGCGTCGAGGCGCCGATGGCCGAAGCCTTCGAAGGCGCGATCAGCGAGACGATGGCCGCGGCAGCGAAGGCCAGCGAGGCGCACCTGCCGCCCAACGTGAACCTCCAGTTCGACATCACGAACCCGTTCGCGGTGGAGTTTGCGAAGGAGCACTCGTTCAATCTGGTGCGGCAGATTGGAGACGACTCGATTGCTGGACTCCAGCGCGTTATTCGAGCGGCATTCGAAGAGGGACTACCTCCGAGAGTTGCCGCTAAACGGATTATGGACACGGTCGGCCTCACGAAACTACAGACGCAGGCCGTTGACAGCTTCCGCGCCAAGCAGCTCGCCCTGGGAGTTGAGGCCGACGCAGCAGAGGCGTCGACATCCAAGTTCGCGCAGAAGGTGCTAAGGCGGCGCGCAACCCTGATCGCCAGGACAGAGACAATTCGAGCTTCGGCGATGGGTCAGCAGGCGTTATGGGACCAGGCGATCGGGGCAAAGCTTCTACCCCGAGAGCAGCAACGCGAATGGATCATCACGCCCGACGATCGACTGGATGAAAAGCAGTGCCTCCCTATGGCGGGTCAGGTCAAGGGCATGGGCGAGCCGTTCGTCACCGGCACGGGTGCGGAGTTTATGACTCCGCCGATCCATCCGGGGTGCCGCTGCGCGATAGCACTCTTCTTCCCAGATAACTAGAGAGGGAATCCATGAATCCACAACCAACCGAAACAGAGCGCTGTAGCGTCGGCTTCGAGCTCCACAACTCGGACCTGGAAGAAGGCCATTTCAGAGGCATGGCAAGCGTGTTCAATACAATGATCGACACCTTTGTGCCGACCATCATTGATCCAGGCTCTTTCAAGAACACCCTCGCGAGTCCCGAGAGGAACGTGCTCATCCTTTGGCAGCACGACGACACGGCTCCGATCGGCACGCCGACCGAGATGTGGGAAACGAAACACGGCCTCGAGATTGTCGGCAAGATCAGCAACACGACGCAGGGCAGGGACGCGCTGACACTCATGCGGGACGGCGTCGTGACCGAGATGTCCATCGGGTTCGACCCGGTTTCGTTCAGGTTCGAGGAGCAGGGCAAGGACAAGGATTTGGTCCGACACGTTGACGAGGTTCGCCTATGGGAGGTCTCTCTGGTTTCATTCGGAGCCAATCCGAAGGCGAAGATCACCGAAGTTCAGTCGGCGCTGCTGTCTCAGGTACGCAAGGACTTCCAGAAGCAGAAGATCGTGGTAGCGCCCCGCACCGCGCTGGGAGACAACGGCGAGCCGCACATTCGGCTCGATGGTGTTACCGACTTCGAAGAGTTGATCGGCCGCCTAGCACATACGATTGGGCTACTGAAGGCGACAGAGGAACCTCTCCGCGATGACTGCGTGTCCAAGCTGCGTGATGTTATGCACGCAATCGAGCGAATCATCCACACCGAGACGAGCGAATACAATATCGACAGTGCGCGTAACGACGTGATACTCGCAGAGGCAGAGCTGTCTCTGTAGTCACTGCATCCCACACAACCTAATTCAACCGAGCCGGGCATAGACCCGGCTCTTTTTTTACCCGAGGGAGGGCATCAAGCTATGTTCACGTTAGAGCTCAAGAAGAAGACCCAGGAGCTGGGCGAGGCTCTCGACGCAGCTCGTAAGATCAGCGTCAAGATGAAGAAGGAGCCCGAGAAGGCTTCCGAGTTGCAGGTCTCTTTCGACAAGGCGATGGAACACTTCACGAAGACCAAGCTGGAGACGCAACGGCTCGAGAAGCAGCAAGCCATCGAGGACGAGAACCGGAAGGCGAACGAGCCGACAGATCCGATCCCTCACCTCGCGCCGAATGTCACCGACAGGGACAAGAAGATCGCCGACGAGAAGGACTGGCAGGATCGCCACAAGAAAGCGTTTGGCGAGTACATGCGCTCCGGCCCTGATTCGGCGAAGGAGTGTTTCAAGGACTACGGCAGGCGCGAGAAGCATGCCCTGCTTGGTACGCAGGCGGACCTCGGCGGTTTCCTGATCCCTGACGACTTCCGCGCGGAGATCATTCGCAACGTCGCCGGGTTGTCGGCGTTCGTTGCTGCTGGGGCTCGCGTAGTGCCAACCAGCCTCAGGGTGCTGACGTTCCCGACGATCAAGGTTGGATCTGGCGACGAGTATCCGACGGACCTGCAGCAGAGCGACAGCCAGGTCACGGGCGCAACGAGAAACTGGAAGGGCGAAGGTTTGACCACCGGTGGCAACGCGCCGCCGTTGCAGACCAAGCCCACCTTCGGCCAGGAGAATATCCCGGTCCACCTCTGGCAGCCCGATGTAGTCGAGCTGACCCGTGAGCTGCTCGATGATTCCGTCGTGCCGCTTGAGTCTGTGCTTGCCGAGCTGTTCGGCGAGATCATGGCACTCGACACCACCTGGGCCTATACGAATGGCGATGGCGTTGGCAAGCCGGAAGGGGTCCTCGAAGCTGGCATCACGACGGCAGACAGCGGACTGAATGCAGACGTAACTTATGGTGGTCTGGTGGATTGGTTCTACGGTTTGCCGGCCCAGTATCGCGCAACCTCGAGCATCATGTTGACGTCTGCGCTGTTCGCAAAGATCGTGCAGGTCGAAAACGACACAGACAATAGGCATCTAATCTTCGTGCCGCAATCGCCTCCTGGTCAACTATTCCAGCGCCCTGTGGTCTTCAACGAGTTCCTGCCTGCACTGGCAACCGATTCGCTGTCAGGAATCGTCGGCGACTTCAGGCATTTCATCGTTGCCGAGCGCAATGACATGCGGATTCAGCGGCTCGTCGAACGCTTCGCTCCGAACGTGGGGATCTTGCCCACGGCCCGCATCGGTGGACAGGTTACGCGGACGGCAGCGTTCAGGGTTCTGAAGCTCGCGACGTAATTCGCAGCGAATCCAGTCAACTAGGACAGGAGGCCGGGGGGCCTCCGTCCACTTTCCCATAAGGGGGAATCTGAATGGCCACTCAAGACCTAAGCACCAGAACCGTCATCAAGCAGAGCTTTGCTTCTGCGTCGAGGACGGCAGCCGGGAACGGTACGAGCCAAGACCTGACCGACGCTGAGTCCGCAACGGTCGTGCTCAACACAGGCGTGATCGGCGGAACTGCAACTCCGACGTTTACGTTTGTAATTCAAGACTCGGCTGACGATACAACGTTCGCAGACGTAGCAGCCGGATTTACTATCGGCAGTTTCCCTGCCATCGTCGCAGCGACCGATAACACCAGTTACAAGGTTGGTTACCGGGGAAATAAACGCTATTTGCGGCTGATCCTCAAGACAGTAACAGGCACGAGCCCGACGCTGCTCTGTTCTGGCGACATCGTTACGGGCTCGCTGAGACACGTCAACGCCTAATGTCGCAGAAGAAACGGCGCAAGGTCACACCGGCCCCGGAGGAGTCAGTTGCTCCTGCTCCAACAGAAGCAACCATACCCGAGGGGCCGGGTGAACCGCTGAACGAATGGAGGTGCCCAGGGTGTGCGATGGTTTGGCACGGACACAGGTCGTCCTACGCATACACTCGCTACAAGTCCCACATGGACAGGCATGTTCACGCGAGGCCATTAGATGCCGGTTCCCCGCGCCATACTGACGCTAGATGAGGCTCGGACCTACCTCGGCGTTGACGATGATGTTGTCACATCTGCACGTCTGCAGCAGCTCGTAGACTCGGCGACCCTACAGATCGAAGAGTACATCCAGAACGCCGTCGTCCAGGGCACGTTTACCGAAAAGTTCAAGGGCGGAACTAATCAGTGGTTCGTGCGTCGCTACCCGATTCAGAGCATCACGAGTATCACTGACCCGAGCTCGACCACGATCCCAGCAACCGACTACATTCTGGAAGAGGAACAGGGCCGCATCATCGCCTTCGGTCGGTTCGCCACAGCCGTCGAGACAGACGGCAGGCCCGCAAGGTGGTCGGTGGTCTACATTGGCGGAAAGTACGCCTCGACGGATGTCGTGGACCCGAACTTCAAGCTCGCGGCGAACCTCTTGATCGCTGAGCGGTTCGAGCGGCCCGAGGCTGGCGTGATCTCCAAGAAGGTCGGCGACCTACAGATCATGTACTCGGATGCCGGTCGCTCGTTCACAGGCCCCGGCCTAATACCGGCAGAGGTGCGTCAGCTCATCGGCTCACACGTCTCGAGGCAGGTGGGTTGATTACATCTCTCCGGTCCTTCCTGACGGTGAGAATAACGGTCGAGCCCTGGACGGGTCAGAACGTGTACGGCGTGCCGACGTTTGGAACCTCTGTATCCATGCCTGCAAGGATCTCGAAGAAGCCAAAGCTTGTCAGAGCAGACGACGGCCGTGAGACCGTAGCGGGAAGTATTGCGTGGGTAGACTCGGCCTTCATCCTCGTCGGGCCTAAGGATCGCATCACTCTACCCGACGGAACCACCCCCGCCGTGCTGAGTGTCGATCGCGTCCCCGATGAACGGGGCCGGGTCTGCACACGTATCAACTTCCAGTAGGTGAGAGATGGCAGACACGATCAAGCTACTCGGCGCAGAGAGAATGCGTCGCACGTTCAGGCGGCTCAGGTCTTCGTCTGTGTTGATGCGTCCAGTCGCGGCCATGCTCTTTCAGGAGGGCGAGCGGATCATGGCGCAGAGCAAGAAACAAGTCCCCGTTGACACCGGCAACCTGAAGAACACGGGGATTGTTGAGCCGCCAGAGATCCAGGGCCTCGAGGCTTCAGTGCTGTTGGGATATGGCGGCCCCGCTGTGGACTATGCCGTCACGGTTCACGAGAACCTCCAGGCCAAGCATAAGGTCGGGAACGCTCTCTACCTGGAGCGGCCATTCAACGACAACCTCCCGGGCGCACAGCGGAGACTCGGTGTCAGGCTTCGCGGCTCCCTGCGGGACAGCATGCGCGGCACCAGCCGGACGCTCTAATGCTCCTCGAAGAGCTGGCCCTGTTCCTCGAACAGCGCAGCATCGGGACACGCGGGACGGATCTCTTCACTGGCCTACTACCAGAGACACCAGACTCGGCCGTCGCCCTACTAGAACGCGGTGGCAGCCAGCCCGGCTTCGTGCTCGATCTTGTGGGCGTGAACATGGAGAACCCGGCCGTCTCGGTCTGGGCCAGGGATGCGAGCTACGTCACGGCCAGGACGAAGTCCCAAGACGCGATGGACGCCCTCGCGGGTATCAACAACACATTTCTAAGCGGCGTGAAGTATCTCACAGCGACGCCGTCCTCTTCTCCGTTTCTATTGAAGCGCGACGAGAACGACCGATTCGTCATCGCGTTCAACGTACACATCACTAAAGCACCATCATAGGAGGAGCTGAAAGATGGCTCGAGTCACACATACCGCCGTCGCGGTGCCGGGATCGCTGGACTTCGACGGTGCTGCAATCACATTCGTCGCTGCGACTCCCGCGAGCGATGAGCAGGTCGTACACACCGGCAAAGAAATGATTATCGCGCAGAACACGACGGGCGGCGCCCTCACGGTCACAGTGACGAGCGTAGCAGATCCGTTCGGCCGTACGAAGGACGTCGCAGCAGACAGCATCGGCGCAAACGCCTTCAAGATTTACGGCCCGTTCGCAACAACTGGCTGGCAGCAGACCGACGGCAATCTGTATTTCGAAGCCAGCGGCGCAGGAATCACGTTCGTCGTCCTGAAACTCTCGCTTCCGTAACCACACACCACAACCAGATCAACCGAGCTCGGCCCGCGCCGGGCTCTTTTTTTGCCCCAGGGAGGGACTAGCAAATGGCGACAGCCGCAATCAGAGCAATCGGGACGAAGATCGCGATGTATGACGATCCGCCGGTGACGCCGGTCGACGTCGTTGAGGTTCTCAGCATCTCCGGGCCGGACATGGAGAACGAATCCATCGACGTCACGAACCAGGACACAACCGGCAGGGTGCGAGAGTTTATCGGCGGCCTCGTGAATCCCGGGACGTTGACCTTCGACATCAACTACCAGCCCGCAATCGCCACGCACGGCAATGCCACCGACGGTCTGTTCGCCGTGTTCTCTGCAGGCGACACCCGCCGATGGGACCTGGTCTTCACGGATACGACAAACACGACCTACCGCTTCGACGCATTCATCCAGAACTTCGTGCCTGACGCTTCAGTCGAGAACCAGCTCACCGCGAGCATCACGCTGAAGCTCACCTCGAAGCCCACGTTCGTACCGTAAACCACAGAAGGAACACCCCCATGACGCAGCCGAATGGCAGCTATCTCACACGCAAGGACATTCTTGCAGCAGAAGACCTCAACTACGAAGAAGTCGACTGTCCCGAATGGGGCGGTGTGTGCAGGGTCCGAGAGCTAAGCGCTCACGAAGCGCTCGAGCTGGGCAACGCAACGCTCAGGGGAGAAGGCTCGATCAGCCCGACCGACTTCATGAAATGCGCCGCGCTGGTGATCGTCGACGCGCAGGGGAAGGCGCAGTTCCAAGAGAAAGACGTTGCGCTCCTCGGACGCCGTTCGCTTGCTCCCATCAGGCGGATCGTCGAGGCCACGCTGCGGATCTCATCCTTGACGGAAGAGGCGGCTGAAGAGGCGGGAAAAGACTCAAGCTCGACGATGGCCGGCGCTTTGCCTTCCGACTAGCCCTGGCCCTCGGCATGACGGTCGCCGAGCTGCTTCGCAAGCTGTCCGCGTCTGAGTTCCACGACTGGTCTGTGTACGAGACGCTCGAACCCTTCGGAGAATGGCGCGCTGATCTGAGAGCCGGGATTGTTGCGTCTACCTTTGCATCTGCTCACAGACGGAAGGGCAGCAGGCAACCGACGCCTAAGGACTTCATGCCCACGTTCGGCGAGAAGACAGTTCGTCGCCAGTCCGTCAGTGAACAACGGGCGATCTTTGAGCAGGCGAATATAGGGTTGCAAAAGCTATTCAGGGAGAGCGCAGATGGCTGATTTGAATGTCGGCAGGCTGCGCGCATTCCTTACGCTTGATGCCAAGCGGTTCACGACGCAACTCAAGGCTGCGGAGAAACGGCTCAAGCAGACGAGCGACACACTCGGCAGGCTAGGCCGATCCCTATCACTGCGCGTCACTGCGCCGTTAGCCCTCGTGGGCGGGACCGCGATCAAGACCGCGGCGAGCTTCGAGAAGTCGATGAACCGGGTCCGCGCTCTCAGCGGATCGGCAGGACAGCAGTTCGAAGACCTACGCGACCAAGCCAAAGACCTCGGCATCACCACGCAGTTCTCGGCAGCACAGGCCGCCGAGGGCATGGCCTTTCTCGCAAAGGCCGGATTCGACACAAACAAGATCCTCGGCGCTACGCCAGATACTCTTCTTCTCGCAGCGGCGGCAGGGTTAGACCTCGCCACATCGGCCGATGTTGTCACGAACATCATGGCCGGATTTAGAATTGAATCAGACGAGCTAACCAACTCCGTCGACATCCTCACCAAAGCATTCACCACCAGCAACACGGATCTTTTGCAACTAGCCCAGGCGATGAAGTTCGTCGGGCCGGTTGCACAGGGACTCAATCAAGACTTCGCCGATATGGTTTCGATCGTTGGAAGCCTCGGCAACGTCGGCATCCAGGCGAGCCTTGCCGGTACTTCTTTACGTGGTGCTCTGACGAAGCTCGTCAACCCGGTCGGCAAGAATGCCACTCTACTGGCGCGACTGGCGGGAAACGTCAAGGATGCAGAGGGCGGCCTGATCCCGCTGACTGAGATCATCGGCAGGCTCGAGAAGAGCGGAACGACCACCGCTCAGGTGATGCAACTGTTCGGGCTGCGCGCTGGCCCTGCAATGGCAGCGCTTATAGGTATCGGCCAGGAAGCCCTTGAGAAGTTCGGCTCTCGCCTTGTTGGTGTCGAGGGTACAGCAGAAGCAATCGCCAAGATCCAACTCGAGGGCTTCTTCGGACAGCTCACAAAACTAGGCAGTGCGCTGGCCGGTCTGTCAATCGAGGTCTTGGACACTGGAATTCTCAAGGCGTTCACAAAGGTGCTCGAAAAGATTACCCAGTTTGTCAGGACTGCGAGCGGCGCCACCAGGGCGATGCTCCTGTTCGGCGCAGCCGCTTTCGGCGTTGCGACATCTCTGGGGCCGCTTCTAATAGGTATCGGACTTGCTGGCCTCGGCCTGTCGAAACTGGGCGGGGCATTCCTCCTGCTCAACAAGATCATCAAGGCGAGTGTCCTGTTCAAATTTGCAAAGGTGCTATCGCTCGTCGGCATCGCAGTCGGTGCGGTCATTGTAGCCTTCGAGGCTCTGGCCCGAGTCGTTGGGGCAACGTCGGCTGATCTCTCTAAAGCCTTTCAAGACATACCGGGGTTCGGACCCGCACTCGCTCGCGCATTCAGCGAAGCGAAACAGATATTCATTCGATTCGCTCAGCTTGTGTTCAACATCTTTCAGAATACGCTGCTCCTGGCTGAGAAGTTCGGCCAGCTCGTGTTTACGGGGCTAAAGCAGGACGCAGACCGAGTCTTCCGGTTTATAGAAAGCAAGTTACCACCACTCGCGAATCTGCTTGAGGGCCTGAGCGATCTAGTTGTCATTGGTCCCAGCTTCGATAAAGCCTCGAAGGCCGTAACTGAGTTCCGCGGTGTCCTTCAGTCGCTACTCAGCGAGGAACTCGTAGTCATCCCCGAGCCACAGTTACGGTTTCAGGGATTCGCCGCGAAGCTACAGGCCGCACTCGAAGCCGAACAGTCACGACTCAAGACGCTCAACATTGACGTCGAAGACACAGAGCTACAGGCCGCACTAAAGAATGGCGAAGAGGGACTCAAGAAGTTCGCCGACCTTGTAAAGACTCTCGGGCCTCAGGCATTCGCTCAGCTCACAGAGGAAGCGCAGCAGGCCGGCGTCGAGATGGGCAAGGTGATGAACCAGCTCGCTCTCGATCTTGAAGCCGTGCCGCTTACAGAAGCAGCGGGCAGGGCACTCGAGCTTAGAGCAGTACTCGAGGGGATCGGTCGAGAGGGTGGCATCGACCCCGCCGCGATTGAGAGCTTTGTTCAGAGCGCCCTGGCCCTTCAGGCGCTTGGCGACCAGGCAACAACGATCAAGGACGTCGACACGCAGATCAGGGCTCTCGAGCAGTCCGTCAGCGACCTCGACCTCAAGCCATTCACCGCGCAGACGGAAGCGATGGTCCGCGAGATGCGGCGGCTTCTCACAGAGCTAGACGTTGCACCCGCGACGATCGACGCCTTCGAGGCTCGGATGCGCAAGGCTCGAGCATCGCTCGAGGCTGATGCAAAGGCGATCAAGGTCAACGTAGGCGACAAGATCGCAGGCGCGATGAATGAGATGTTCCGCGGCCTGCTGCGTGGTACGGCTGACGGAATCGACGCGATGGAGGCGTTCAGAAATCTCTTCCTCGCTGTGATCGAGGATATGTTCGCGCAGATGATCCGTAAAAAGATCACTGCGGAGATCAAATTCGAACAGAACATCTTTTCGTTCGGCAAGAAGATTGCGCTCAAGCTGGGCGAAATCGTCGGGCTGATAGATCCAAAGCCGGCGACCGCCGCCGCTACGTCAGCAGTAGGCACCGTCACCGCTGGCGTTATTCGAGACCAGACCAAGACTGGCAACCTACCCACTCCCGGCTCCGCTGGAGCCGCGGCCACCGCATCGCAGCCATCCGTAGACTTCTCCTTCCTCACAGACATCGCAGACACACTCAAAGACAACCTATCCGCATTCGTGCGTGGCATCGGGAAGTTCATTCTCAAGGTCCCGCAACTCCTGTCTCAAGGCGTTGGTGCGCTCGTCTCCGGAATCAAGTCTATTGTGTCCGCGCTCAGTAACATCAACCTCGGCGGGATTGGCGGTGGCGGTTTAGGCGGTATCGCTCAAGCAGCGATCGGCATCGGATCGCTGTTCATCCCGTTCTTGGCTGAAGGCGCACTCGTAACCAAGCCCACGCTCGCCATGATCGGCGAGAAGGGTCCCGAGCTCGTCATCCCACAGGACAAGCTCGCAGACTTCGGACTGCCACCGAAGCAAGCTGCCGGCGCCCCGGGTGTAAGCGGCCTTCCTAGTGTTGGTTTCGGGGGGGCCGGCGCTGGTGGAGTTCCCACACGGGGCGTCGGTCAGCGAGGTCCCGGTGGCCTCGGCGGTGCTGCCGGCGTTGCTGGTGCGCCAGGAGGGGCTGGGCTCCCAGACACAGCAGGCGTCACGAGCCCGCCCGGCCTTGCTGGCCGGGGCGGCGTGGGCGTAGGCGGTATCGGAGGCCAAGCAGGCCCAGCCGGCGCCGCAGGGCTCCCAGGATTGGCCACGCTGCCCGAACTCACGCCAGCCCCGGACTTACCACTCGCCGGGATTCCCGGCGCTCCGGGGGCTCCTGGGACGTCGACGCTGGGTGGATTTGCCGAGGC